CTTCCCGCTATTCAAGAACAAATTAAATTGCTTGAAAAGCAATATGGCGGTTTTAGGGGGATCCATGCGCTTGATAAATTGGGAATGGCAGAAATTCCAAAAAGCACTCCAGAGTGGCTGGCAAAATCCAAATCCCTACCACTAGCCCAAGCATTGGATTTAAAGAATTTTTTTAAAGGGGTCAGGCAAGAGGCCCTTAGATTAAATAACGGCTCTCAGTACGTAATAGGGGAAAAGAAAGATGCCACCGCTCTTGTTCAACAAGCATATGAAAATCTTTTTGGCCCCCTTGACGGCTATGCCAACGGTGGTATGGTAGAACGTCAACCTAGCACTGCCCGATACATTTAAGGACACAACATGCCCATCGAAAAACGCATCACAGGCGATGACTACCCCGACGCAGGGATAGATATCGAAGTTGAATCCCAAGAAGCCCCCGAGGATTTGCCTGATGTAGAGATTCAATTCGACTCTGAGACAGGCGACTTGCTGGTCAACATCGGCAAGGAAGACGATGAGGATGTGCCCTTTGATGCCAACTTGGCCGAGGTCATTGACACCGATGTGTTGGGCAAGATCAGCGGCGACTTGATGTTGTTGTTTGAGGCCGACCGTTCTTCACGCAAGGATTGGGAAGATCAGTACAGCAAGGGCATCAAGCTCTTGGGCTTCACCATGGAAGAGCGCACCAAGCCGTTCAAGGGCGCAAGCGGCGTGAGCCACCCCCTGTTGACCGAGAGCATCGTGCAGTTCCAGTCCACCGCGTTAAAAGAACTCCTGCCTGCTGAAGGCCCCGTGCGCACGCAAGTGATGGGCAAGGAAACACGCGAAAAGCTCATGCAAGCAGACCGCGTACGCGACTACATGAACTACCAGATCACTTCAGTGATGGAAGAGTACACCCCTGACTTTGATCAGCTCCTGTTCTACACAGGCTACGGCGGCTCAACCTTTAAGAAGGTCTACTACGACGAAAACAAAGGGCGCATGACCAGTGCGCTGGTGCTGCCAGACAACCTGTATATCCCGTATTGGGGCAGCCCTGTCATGAGCGAATGCGAGCGCATCATTCACCGCGTTCCAATGACCACCAACGATTACAAGAAAGCCGTTGTCCGTGGTCAGTACTTGGATGAAGCCCAGCCCCAGTCTTTGAACGACAATGGCCAAAGCACGATCAAAAAGGCGGTTGACAAGGCCATGGGCATGTCACCCAATGCCGAGGAAGAAGAAATCAGTTTGCTTGAGTTCCAATTGGATTACGACTTGGAAGGCTTTGAGCATAAGGACGACGACGGCGAGATCACCGGCATTGCTTTGCCATACATCATCACCATGGATGAGAACACCGGCGATGTCGTCGGTATCCGTCGCAACTGGAGAGAGGGCGACAAGCTCTTCAAGCGCAGACAGTACTACGTCCACTACCGCTTGGTCCAAGGCCCGGGAGCCTATGGCCTTGGCTTCTTGCACTTGGTTGGTAACCTGTCCAAGACCGCCACGATGGCACTGCAACAATTGCTTGATGCCGGTACGTTGGTGAATCTGCCAGCGGGCTTCAAGGCCAAAGGCGCACGGATCATGAACGATGACGTGCCGATCCAGCCGGGTGAATGGCGGGATATGGATGCGGGCGGTATGGAGCTGCAATCATCTCTGCTGCCACTGCCGTACAAGGAGCCAAGCCAGACGCTTATGGCGTTGCTTGGATTCTGCGTGACCGCTGGTCAGCGCATGGCGAGCATTACGGACATGCAGGTTGGCGACAGCAATCAAAACGCTGCTGTGGGAACGACAATTGCGTTGCTTGAGAAGGGCAGCTCGGTCATGTCGGCCATTCACAAGCGGTTGCACTACAGCCAAAAGCTGGAGTTTCAACTGCTCGCCAAGGGCTTTGCCGAATACTTGCCTGATGAGTATCCGTACGATGTTCCCGGCGAGAGCCGCTTCATCAAGAAGACGGACTTTGATGACCGCGTTGACGTGTTGCCGGTATCAGACCCCAACATCTTCTCTATTGCACAACGCATCACCATGGCGCAAACCCAGTTGCAACTGGCTCAAAGCGCACCGCAGATGCACAACATGTATGAAGCCTACCGTCGCATGTACCAAGCGATTGGTGTGCGCGATATCGATCAGATTCTGAACACACAGAATGTGGACAAACCAAAGGACCCTGCCAGCGAAAACGCACAGGCTCTGGACGGCTCACCGCTCAAAGCATTTGCGGGCCAGCAGCACGATGCGCACATCATGACGCACATCCTGTTCGGCTTGTCACCCATGATGCAAAGCATGCCCAACGTGGCGGTGAATCTACAGAAGCACATCTTTGATCACATCCGCTTGAAGGCCGAAGAGGATACGGAAGCCGAACTGTTCAAGGAGTACGGTACCGATCCTGACAGCGTTGTGTCTGCGTTGCAGCGCGAGGCAATGATTGCCATGAAGGTTGCGCAGGGCTTCCAAGAGGTCAAGAAGTTGCAGGAAGAATTGGCGGGCAATCAGGAAGACCCGTTGATTGCGCTCAAGAAACAAGAGTTGGAACAGTCTGCAAAGAACGATCAGGCCCAGATTGGAATGGATCAGGCCAAGTTGCAGCTTTCCCAACAAAAGGAACAGGCCGATCAACAAGAAAGTCAGGCCAAGTTGATGTTGTCCGCTCAGAAAATGCAATCGGATGCGGCCAAAATGGCAAACCAAGGAGCCAAAAATGCGCAATAAGCCCAAAGTAATGCCAAAAATGGCACAGAAAACAAAGAAATATGTACCAAAAGCACCCCCAAGCGGCAAAAAGCCGCCGGGTGTGACGTACGTTTATCGAAAAGATGCTTTCAACAAGGTAAAAATCGCGTAATTTGTCGTATGATGTGAGTACACCCTTCGGACAGGGGCCATACTGTCTGCTTCATTGGAGTAATCCATGCTTGAATTTGCAGAAACCGTTCTATCTTCCGTTCGTCGCCTCCAAAAGGAGACGCATGAGACGATTTTGGGCGGTGGGATACGGGATATGGAGCAGTACAAGTTCCTGATGGGCCGTCTTGAGGGTTACCGGTTTGTTGAAGAGGCTGTAAAAGACCTTTTGAACAAGAATCCCAACCTTTGAGGACCAATACATGACAGGAACTACTGCACTGGAAGAACGATGGGCCCAAGAAGCGGCGGATGAAGCCGCTGCTGTGGCCTCAAGAGCTGTTGCCGATGCTGCTGCATCCGCTGAGGCCAAAAAAGACCACGAAGACCGCGTTGAGAACATTAAAGACCACCTCCCCAAGGCTACGGGATGGCGAATAATTGTTCTTCCCTACCGTGGCGCACGCAAAACCAAGGGTGGCATCGAATTAGCTGACCAGACCCTTGAGCGACAACAACTCACAACAACCTGTGCCTACGTTTTGGCTGTAGGCCCCTTGGCATACAAGGATGAAGTCAAATTCCCCACCGGTGCTTGGTGCAAGGAAGGCGATTGGATCATTTTTGGCCGTTACGCGGGTGCGCGTATGGCTATTGACGGTGGCGAGATTCGAATTCTCAACGATGACGAAATTTTGGCCACCATAAACGACCCAGAAGACATTCTGCACATGTGAGGTAACAAATGGGAACAGCAACAGTACCAGATAGTCAGTTGGAGTTTGATTTGGGCGAGAATGAAGTTGCCACAGACATCTCCATCAATGAAGAAGGCAAGGCAGAGGTCCAAGAAACCCCTTCCGTATCCGTCGAGACGCAGTCCAATCGCGAAGAGCTGGAAACCATCAGCGACAACGTCCAAAAACGTATCTCCAAGCTCACCGCCCGCATGCGGGAGGCCGAGCGCAGAGAACAAGCTGCAATTGAGTATGCCAAGGGCCTGCAAACACAGACCCAGTCGCTCCAGCAAAAGCTTGTGCACACGGACTACAGTCGTTTGAATGAAGCCAAGACCCGTTTGGAGACACAGCAGACCACGCTCAAGGCCATTATCCGCAAAGCTCGCGAAGAAGGTGACATTGACACCGAAACCGAAGCGAATCAGCGCTTGACAGACCTTGTGTATGAGCAACGCCAAGTAGCCGGGTGGCTACAGGATCAACAGCAGCAAGTTGATACCTACAAACAGCAGCCCGCACCACAACAAGTGCAGCAACAGGCCCAACAGCCTGCGCAACAGGCTCCCCGTCCAAGCCCACAAGCAGAAGACTGGGCAGAGCGTAATCCTTGGTTTGGCCAAGACCGCGTTCTGACCTATGCTGCATGGGGTATCCACGAAACCATGGTAAGTCAAGAAGGTATTGACCCCAATTCAGATGAATACTATACTGAACTGGATCGTAGACTCCAAGAAGAGTTTCCGAACAAGTTTCAGAGCCGTAGTTTTGCCCAACCAACCAGACAACAGCGTTCCGCACCCGCTGTTGCACCTGCTGCCCGTAGTTCGGGAATCAACAATGTGCGCCGTACTGTCCGGCTTTCGCCGAGTCAGGTTGCCATCGCAAAGAAACTGGGTGTTCCGATTGAGGAATACGCCAAGTACGTCAAGGAGTGAACATGAGCGAAAAACTTACCATCGATAGAGCTTCCCGCACAGCGGTAACCCGTGAAAAGGAAGAGCGTCGCAAGCCATGGAAACCACCTTCACGCTTGGATACACCACCGCCTCCTGAGGGGTATGGATACCGTTGGATTCGTGCAGAAGTCAACGGTTTCTTGGATAAGCAAAACGTCTATAGCAGCTTGCGCGAAGGTTATGAGCTTGTGCGCTTGGAAGATGTTCCTGAGGAATATCAAAACATGCTTCCTACCGTTGAGGATGGAAAGCATGCCGGAGTTATTTCGGTTGGGGGCTTGCTCCTTGCCAAGATTCCTTTGGAAACTGCGAAAGAACGTGATGTTTATTTCCGCCAGAAGGCCCGTGACCAGATGACTGCTGTGGATAACGAGATGATGCGAGAAAACGCTCACTCTACAATGCGCATTCAGAATCCCGAAAGAAGTTCAAGGACAACTTTCGGACCCCGAGCATAAAAACCTTGGAATCCACAACCTTTTAGGAGCTTCAAATGGCAAATACAAACAAGCCTTTTGGTCTGCGTCCGCTTGGTAACTTGTCTGCTACTGGTGCACAGAAGCAATACGGCTATCAAATTGCGGATAATCAGGCCGGAGCCATTTTTCAGGGCGACTTAGTCGTTCTGTACGATGGTTACATCATCAAGTACGACGCTTCCACGCATGCTGCCCCCACAGGCGTATTCAATGGCTGCCAGTACTACGACCCAACTCGCGCAGGCAAGCCGACTTGGAAAAACTTTTACCCCGGTAGCGTGGACATCACCTCTGGCACCATTGATTGCGAAGTAATCGATGATCCTGCTCAGTTGTTCTTGGTACAAGCTGATGGTGCAGTTACTCAAGCCAACATTGGCAAGAATGCTGATCCAACAGCCTCTACCACAGGAAGCACCACCACTGGTATTTCCAACGGTAGCCTCGGTTCCGCTTCGATTGCAAAAACTGCTGCATTGACCATGAAGATTGTTGGCTTGTCCACAACTCCTGACAATGAATTAGGCACTTATGCACAAGTGGTTGTGAAACTTAATCAACACCAGTACGGTAGCGTCGGTGTTGCATCTGACGGAGCTTAATCATGGCAATTACACGTTCACAACTCGTTAAGGAACTTGAGCCGGGTCTAAATGCCTTGTTTGGCATGGAATACAACCGCTATGAGAACGAACACGAAGAGATTTTCGATATCGAAAGCTCTGACCGTGCGTTTGAAGAAGAGGTGATGTTGACCGGTTTTGGCACTGCTCCAGTGAAGACTGAGGGCGCTGGCGTTCAATACGATACCGCTTTGGAATCGTTCACTGCTCGCTACACCCACGAAACCATCGCCATGGCGTTTGCGTTGACCGAAGAAGCTGTCGAAGATAACCTCTACGACCGTCTCTCTGGCCGCTACACCAAGGCGTTGGCTCGTTCCATGTCTCAAACCAAGCAGGTCAAGGGCGCAAACGTCCTGAACAATGCTTTCACCGGCGGCGCATATGCTGGCGGCGACGGTGTTGCTCTGTGTTCTACCGCTCACCCTACAGCTCTGGGTCCCAACTTCGCCAATACGCCTACAACTCAGGCCGACTTGAACGAAACCTCCTTGGAGCAAGGCATTATCGACATCGCAGCGTTCACCGACGAACGTGGCTTGAAGGTCGCTCTGACTGCCCGCAAGATGATCGTACCTAAGGAACTTCAGTTCACCGCTGAACGCCTGATGAAGTCAACTCTGCGTACTTCCTCCGCTGACAACGATATCAACGCGATCAAGTCCATGGGCTTGATTCCCGAAGGTTACGCTGTCAACCACTTCTTGACCGATACAAACGCTTGGTTCTTGATCACCGACGCGCCAAACGGCTTGAAGATGTTCCAACGCTCACCAATCAAGACTGCCTTCGAAGGCGACTTTGACACTGGTAACGTGCGTTACAAGGCTCGCGAGCGTTACAGCTTCGGCTGGTCTGACCCACGCGGCATCTACGGCTCTTCAGGTTCGACCTGATGAGACGATGAAAAAGGGGCCTTGTGCCCCTTTTTCTTTTGGTGTATATTGAGCGCATTCCGGGATTTTCCGGTGTATCTGACAGCCCCGGCTGACGACATGCAGATAGATACGCCACCACTCGCATGTGAGGACACATCATGGCAAATACCACATTTAACGGGCCAGTTCGTTCGCAGAACGGCTTTCAATCAATCACCAAAAACGCCACCACTGGCGCAGTAACTGTCACTGGTACGTTTGGCGCTTCCACCAGCGTCACCGATTTGACAACTACCAATCTGGTCTTCACTGATCAAAACCACCCCACCACCGCAGCTATCAATGCTACGGCTACGGCTACCGCAGCACAGGTTGCGACTGGTTACATCACTTCCACTTCGGCAGCAGCCACCGCCATTACTTTGCCCACAGGTACCTCGCTTGGCGCTGCTATTGGTGCTACCAAAGGTACCGTGTTGGACCTGTATATTGACAACACCGGCGGTGCAAACACAGTGACTATTGCTGTTGCTACCAACGGTATTTTGTCTTCTGCCGCTGCTGACACTCCCGGTAGTTTTGGCGACTTAACTGTTGCTTCTGGCGCTACTGGCCTTGCTCGTTTCACCATCATGTTCTCTAGTGCAACGGCCTACGTGTTCACTCGTACAGCTTAATTAGGAGCCCATCATGGCTTTTACAACTGACGTAAAACAAGCGCACCTTAATGGGAGCGGCTTTTTGGTAACGGGGCGAACCCGTGTCAAGGCCATCTCATATGTGGGCACTTCAACTGCGGGGCACGTGACGTTGTTTGACACCCTTACCGCACCCGTGACGACGGCTACATACGGTCGTTCCGGCACAACCATAACCGTTACTCAAGCTGCCCATGGACTTACCACAGGGGATGTAATTGGGATTGATTTTGCTGCGGGCACGGGCGGAACTGCTACAAACGGGAACTACGCAGTAACCGTTTTAACGTCCAGCACTTTCACCGTTACCGACATCAACTCGGGGTCTATTACTGCGGGTGCATCAATGGTGTATTCGACCCGTTGGTTGATGAGTTACGACGTGTCAGCCACTGACATTTTTAACAATGCCCCACTGATCCCAGAAGACGGTGTAGTGGCCCGAGTTGGGGTTTACGCGCAGATGTCAAACCTTACGGCAGTAAACATTTTCTACGGATAAGGAGTCCATCATGGGACGTGCAGCAAAAATGGCAATTTCTGAGTATCAAGGCGAAGTTCAAGCCGGTGCACAGAAGCAGGACATGAGCAAGGGTGGCCCTAAACAGGTTGCCCGCAAGAGCGGCCCTAAGCCCTCTAGCTCATTCTCTCCACGCGGCGTGGGCGTAGCCCGCAACAAGCCGTGCAAGATGTATTAAGGGGAAGATCATGGGACTTGGACGTTTTCTTAAAAAGACCGTGAATGATGTGGGCAAGACCGTAGGAAAAGCCTTTGGTACTAAGGGCCGTGGAGTTTCCCGTAATGCTCCTATGGAAAGAATAATAGCCACAGCTTCTGAAGTGGGAAAGGGCGTTGCTCAGGCGCAAGACCCTGCTGATGTGGCGCAGAGAATGGGTCAAGCACTTGGCCGATCCTTTAAAAAAGGGGGCTCGGTCGCCTCTGGTCGTGGCGATGGTGCTGCTGTTCGCGGCAAAACCAAGTG